TGACATACCACGAATTGATGACCCGCTCGTTGCAGCTGCCACAATCCGAGAGTTATTTGAAAACTCGATCGAACCTTTGTTCAAAGCTTTACAGCCAGGTTGAAGAAAAAAGGGTAGGTTCTCTAACATTAATGTCACACGTCCTAGCATCTCACGAGCAGTAGCTCCTTTGTTCGCCATGATTGCAACTATCTTTTCTGGTTGAAATAAAACAAACCAAAGAAGATACGCAACAGAAGATATGGACTTTCCTGATTGTCGACACGCAAGTACTATGTTAAATCTATTTGTGTTAAAAGCTTTAAACATATTTTCTTGATAAGGGTATAGATCAAAGTCCACGAGTCCTTCATCAAGAGATATTATCTTACAGTATTTTTTAGCGAAATAAGCGGGATCATTCATACACTTAGCATATTCTTGAACTTCTTCGTTAGTCCAAGTCTGTACAACTCCGTCTTTCTTTACATTTGGGTTGCCAAGATATGCATCAGCTAGTTTCATCATCAGAAGGTTTTCTTTCATTTATATCGATAACATTATCGTTATCGCTAACATTCTTTAGCATTCTTTGTAGATCAGTTGTTGATCCGACAAAGAGATTATTGTTTGTTGTATTATTACCTTCAATTTGTTTTGTATCGTTCTTATAAAAATCTTTTTTCTTTTTATTTAAATCCATTAATCTATCATTTACATCAGATACGTTTTTAATCATACCTGATAAGACTTCATATGCTCTTGGGTGTTCTAAGTTTCTTGCAACGTCTATCATATCATCTAATGCATTTTGTCCTTTTTCAATTAAATCATAATATGTTCTTTTAGAGTATTCATAGTCATTTTCAACATTTTCATCTGGTTTATCTGTCATAATAATCTCCTAGTTTGTAGGCAATGTTGCTACACTATCTTTTCCGTGAACAAACGCATGATTGCTATTAAATAATTGTTTTAAAAATCTATTTGGTGCATTGTGTAAAGCTCTAGAATTATCATAATCATTAGAAGGTGTTCCTGATGTAGGATCATATAATCTACTATTGTCTGCATTTGTTGTTATAAATTCTAAAGCTTCTTCTTTTGTTAATGTTGCTCTCGTAGTATGTCTTATTTGTAATAAGCAAGCCAATATTCCAGTTACCTGTGGTGAAGCCATACTAGTGCCGTTTAATTTATTAACTTTAAATGAATTATCTAAACTATAATTTACTGCACCAGATGAAATATTAGTTGATGACGTTTGTGATATAGGTCCCATTATAGAACTTCCAGGTCCAAAGATATCTATTCTTGGACCTCTATTACTATATCCAGCCATATTTTCTGCATTAGAAGTGTATGTCCTATCAATAGCTCCTACACATATTACACCGTCTTGAACTGTTGGTGTTGCTCCTCTGTGATAGTATTGTATTTGATTTGGAATACCTAAATTACCTGCAGCTGCATCCCAACCGGTATAGAAAAATAAATTAGAAAAATCTAACCCTCCAACTTTATCGATTTGGTACTGATAATTTCCTGCAGATCCTACAAAAATTATTCCATCATCTATACAATCTTCTATGTCTGATTCAACGCTAGCTACTCTTGCAGGATATCTCCAAAATCCGTCGCCATCAGCTTCAAAAGGAATCAAACCGTATTGTTTCAATAATCCTTGCCCAAGAGTTGTATTTGAACCAGTAAAATTATTTCCTCTCCATTGTCCTCCAGTTAAAGTTCTGGTGTTTGTTCCGACAAATCCCCAACTCATATTAACAATAGTAGGTGTTACAGGTATTGTATTGTCATCTGTATTAGCTGCTTTCTTTGCATTATGCCAAGCTCTTAACATGGTGAATGCAGCACTCACTCCAAAAGCAGTTGTTGAATCATCAAGAACTTTTAGACTGAAAATCTTTGCTTCTTTAGCCCAACCATTCAACTTACCAGCAGCTACACCAGCAACATGCGTTCCATGACCAGTTAGATCTCTGTGATAGTCTGCGTGCTGACTATATACTCCAGATGTTCCACTTATCGTAGGCCAATTGACTGTTTGATATCTACTTGTACCGGCAAGAGTAGTATCGCTTTTAGGTGTATCTCTGAATTCTGGATGATTCGGTTGTATGCCACTATCCATTATGACAACATCAACTCCTCTTCCAGTTAAGGTGTAAGGAAATTTTTGATTGCTTACTGTAGAGTTTCCTCCCCATTTATCTGCAGTAAAACCACAAGCTGCCAGACCCCAATTCGCACCATTTACATTAGTTGTCTTATCAAAATCAATACTACTTTGTAGTTGATAAGCCATAGGAACCATACCATTATTAATTTTGGAACCATATCTAATGTCTCTAATTCTTGGATCTTGAGATTTTAAATTATCAGCTTGTGCCTTTGTCATTATGTAATCGAAATTACTTACACTAAATGGTTTTTCATCATGTAGTTCATAGCCAACAGATTTCATATCTTCCATAAATCTAGAAGTATCTACGCCTTTGTGTAATGTTACAACGCATCGTGCTTCTTCTGACATAATTTATCCTAACTTCATAACTTTAAGTATACTATATCCTGGATGTGCTCCTTCTCCTGATATTCCAGGTGATGAAATATAATTATCATTTTCATTATTTGAATTTGGTGATGCGACACTAATCTGATCTATATTAACTCTTATCAAATCGTTTGCCGCCAAAGATATATCTGAACTGATAGTTACAGATCCGTAGCCAGAATCTCCACAGTTAATAGATCCCATTCCACCAGGGATATTAGAAAAAGCTCCACCGCTACTTTTTTGAAGAGTAACTTTAAGACCATTTTGTCCGTTTTCTTTATACCAAGTTACAGTACTTGAAACATTATAATGCCCAGCTACATTTGTTCTTATAGCCTCTGTTCCACTAAACGTGTAATTTACAGATGGACTATGCTCAGATATAGGAGTTGTATTAAGTGGCATAAATGCATCTGTATTCGTAGTTGTTGTTTTAGCACCAAGTTCAGCAATTATATAATCATTTCTAAATGTGCTTATATTTGTGTCTACATAAGACTTAGTCACTGCATCTTGATTTGATGTTGGATTGCCTACATTAGTAATTTTACTAGTATTTGCATTTATAACACCAGCACCACCATTAGCACTCAATTGTATATCACTTGCACTTGTCAATGCACCAAATCCTAATCCGGTGTTTGCAATAGAATCAGTTGTCACTCCCCCGGTAACAGTTATTCCTCCTTTAAATAATATGGATTCTGCAGTAGAATCTCCTCTTGCAGTAACACTTGCTAATGTTTCAGTTGCAGATATTCTTGAAGAAATATATCCAGCATCGACAACTAAAGCTACAGTTGTCGAGTCTAAGAAATCACTTGTATTATATTGAATCTGTCTAGATTGAACATAAGCATTATCAACAACACCACCAACTGTACCACTCGTTAAATAACCAGCATCATTTGTGAAAGTTGATACAGGTCTAGATGTAACAAATGCAGAATCAGGAAAATCACTTGTGTTATAAAGTCTTTGTCTAGCCTGAACATAAGGTGAATCAATCATCTGTTGAGTCAATGCAGAATCTAGATCTGAAGCAACTGTTCTAATATAAGCAGAATCTGCTAAACCTCTTACATAAGCAGAATCGATCATTTGAGTTATTGCTACAGAATCTGTTATATCTAATCCAGTTATAGTTGCTCCACTAAAGTCTGCTGTACCAGTAACATCTAGATTTGTTATGTTTGCAGTTGATGAGTTTAAGCTAGCGTTCACAGCATTAGCAGCAATTGTTGTGACATTTGTTATTGCATTATTATTTAAATTAAGAACACCTAACATTGCTGTAGACCCATCAGCCTTAAAGGCATCAGTTATACCGTAACCAGCTAAAGTAGTCGGTGTACCTGTAATTGAACTAAAAGCTTTATCTTGTCTTAACTGAACATAAGCAGAGTCTGCAATCGCTGTCACTTCTGCAGAATCAGTAAATAAGTTAGGATTGACTCTAGCATTTACATAAGCAGAATCAAAAAGCTGAATTGCTTCTGATGAATCTAAAAAATCAAAATTAGCTTGTCTTGCCTGAATATAATTTGCATCAACTACTAAATTTATTCTTTGATCAACTCTTGTGTTAGTATAATATTGATTTGTAGCACCTTCTGAAAGACTATCAGTAGAAGCTAAAGCAAATTTTACATCAAAGTCTGAATCAGCACCTAAATATTTTCCTGATAAGTTTGGTGTTACTATTCCTTTATTAAAGTTCCACTTATCATTTGCAACTTTGTATAGTATGTTTGCATTAGCACCTTTCAATATAACACCACCGCTATCAGCCGCGGCTGCATTCGCTGCTGAATCTGCCAATATAACATTTCTATTTCCAACACTTAGTGTTTGACTACTTAATGTCGTAGTTGTTCCGTTAACTACCAAGTTTCCGGTAACTTGTAGACTACTAAAAACAACACTATCTGCTCTTCCCAAGCTTTGCTCTAATAATGTTTTTCCTCTTACGTAATCAGAATCAACGGTTGCGTTTATAACTTTGATAACGTTTGCTGAGTCTGTTCCTGCAACAGCTTTAATAAAAGCGGAATCAATGGCACTAATCCTTGTATCAAGATCGGTTATGTTCCCATCCATTTCTGCAAATGTCAATGCGCTGTCTTTGGAACTTCTTAATATGATTGCCATTTATTTGCTCCTCTATTTGACTGTTTTATCTTCAACATAATTAGTATTCACATATCCCTTCTTAAAGTATTGACCGAGCTCTGTAAGATCTGGCGCAAAATTTTCTAATGTACTTACGGCAAAACCAAAAGTTTCATCTGGACTTGCATCAGCTGGATTAGGTGTAACAACAACTTTTTGAATTATGTTACTAACTCCAGCAGAATCTCCAGTTTCTAAGTTGCCTGTAGCTCTATTTATAAGTGCAGCTTCTCTTATTGGACCATAGAAGTTGATATTCATGGTAAAGTCCATCGAATATATTATAGTTCTTCTTTGTTCTAAAGATCCTTCAAAGTCATCTTGAAAGTTTACACCTTGAATAGTTATTGGTACATCTTCTTTTATATTAGGATATTCTGTAAACGGTTTAATTGTTAACGTGTATTGTGGTGCAAAGTAAGGAATAATTTGTTCCACAATCTGTAATGCGTCATCTTGAGTTTTAGTAAACGCATTTAATTGAAAGCTTATTATATAAGGAACAGGTGAATATAAAGATCCTCTTAGATCTCTGTCAGCCTGTCCTTTTTTCTGTACACTAAATCGATTTAACTTTGGAATTTTTCTGTTTGGATCATAAGATATCGATGTTATTTCAAAAGCGAGTCTTGGTAGTTTTAAAGCTACTCTTGTGTTTTCTCTCAGATCTGGATCTGCTTGAATTCTTGCTAGATATTTTTCTCTTGGTGCGTAGGCTAAAGGTACTCTTACTTGACTTAATGTACTACCGTTAGCGTCTGTTCGAACCACATGAATTTGATTGAACATGGTTCCAAACATCGCAACTGCTTTTCTAATTTTTTGATGATAAAAATATTCAAACATTAATTATCCTCCGCATCACCAAATGGATTTCTCTCAGTAAAGTCTAAGAAGTTAAAATCAAAAAGATTATTTCCTGAAGCAGCATCAAATACTCTGGTTTGTGCGTTTATGAGATCTTCTGCGGTACTATCAGCAATTGCAAGGATTTGTCTTCTTGGATCTGAATCAGCTGTAATTCCTTGGAACGGAGTTTCAACTCTGTCATTTATTAGCCATGTATTATATTGACTATCGGCAACGGTTTTACTTATCTGGAATGTGCCAAATCCACCGCTATCAGGTCCAATGTGTGTTACCTTTACGATGTTTGTAGATCTATCATATGATAACACCTCGCCTCTCATAGTAACACCGTCTGCTCTTCTTTGTAATACAGACTCACCTTTAAAGAAATCAGGAGCTAAACTATCTGTTCCTGCCGCAAGTAATAATGACAATGTATGTCCTTCACCCTCAACAGCATCAATCGCAGCTACACCTGTATCAAAGTCTTCATCAGCATAATCAAATAACTCACAACGCATCTTGTAGGTTGGAAGATTACTTAACTGATAGAAAGGTTGCTCATGTTCAACATGCATTATTTGAAACATTGAATTAGATAATGGTAGATAAATCACATCGCCTTCTTTTGGTCGACCTATATTCGCTTCACTTGGAAAGGCTGCTTGTGCAAACACATGTTCCCATCTTCTTCTCGAAACTATAAATGTTGCCGCATCTCTTATCTCCACACCGAATCTTGTAAAGAGATCTCCTTCTCCGTCAAATCCTTCAGTGTTTTCAATATACATCTCAACTTTATATGCGCTTCCAAACTTAGAAGGAATATCTTCACCTAGTAGCCTATCTTGATTTACGATTGTTCTTGGAAGGTAATAGACATCTTGACCATAGATCTTTAAAGATTCTATGATTAGATCTTCATATAACTGTTGTTCTGAACGAACTTTTTGGCTGAAGTAATGATTAAGCGCCATGTTTTATCCCATAAAAAAGTCTGGTGGCATTTCATGTTCAAGTCTTACCGATTCTCTTAGTCTTTCTATCTCTTGTAGAGCGTCTTCATATATCTGACGTCCGTTAATAGTCACACCTCCAGGAAGTTGCATTCCTTCGAATTTTATTAAGTTTTGACCCCATTGTCTTTTCATTAATGCAGCC